TATGCACCTTAACGACTCAGGGTTTACTGTTGAGGGTTCCAGTGCAGACGGTAATGAAACTACTGTAGCATTTACTAACCCTACCGCTGCTCGTACTATTACATTTACGGATGCAAGTGGTACTGTTCTTCTAGAAGGTAAAGTTAATAGCATCGACAGTGATATGTATGTTGATGGTAGTATAGACCAAGTACACTTAGCAGATGCTATTGTTAATGAAGCTAAGATGCAAATCTCTAACGGCCCAACCAACGGGTATGTACTTACTGCACAGAGTGGTAATACTGGTGGTCTAACTTGGGCGGAAGCTGCAAGTGGTGCGGATCTTTACGCTGAAAACCCAAGCAGCCCTACTGCACCTTCTGCTACTGGCACTAATGCTGTGGCTATTGGGACAGCTTCGGAAGCATCTGGGGATGAATCTGTTGCAATAGGTCGGTTTAATGAAGCATCTGGTACTAGGTCGTTCTCAGCGGGTCCATATAATGCGGTAGCAAGCGGGACGGAAAGCATTGCTATGGGCTACCAAGCCCGTGCAGACGGCTACAGAAGCATAGCTTTAGGAAGGGCAACCCTTGCTTCTCCTGATTATTCTGTAGCAATAGGCCACACTTCCAGCGGTTCTGGCGCTCAAGCCGTCACAGGTTCAGGCGCAATGGCTCTCGGTGGATCATACGCCTCTGGCACGGACTCCCTCGCAGCAGCTATTGCCGACAACAGTTCAAGCTACGGCGCTACTGGTTCTAAATCTATCGCTATGGGCAGAAGTGCTAAGGCAACTGCAACATCTTCAATTTGCCTCTCTGGAATTAACAACATTGCGTCAGGAAACTACAGCTTTGTTGCGGGCGGCGGATACAACGAGTCGTCAGGTGCATACGCCTTTTCTTCTGGTCAAAGTAGCATAGCAGCGGGACAGTACTGTACAGTTACTGGCAGAGCAAACACGACAACCTCCGCTGCGGATTACTCTGTGGCTTCTGGCTATAAGTCTGTTGCTACTATCATTGGGCAAAAGGTTCATGCAGTCGGTCGTTTTAATAATGATGGTGACGCACAAAGTAGCTCCTTTGTTCTTCGCTCTGACACAACAGACGCCACCCCCGAAGCCCTGACAACTGACAATTCTGCTGCTGGAACAACAGACCAAGTCATCCTACCCAACAACTCAGCCTACGCTTTCCACGGCACCATCGTCGCACGTCAACAGGCATCCGGCGGAACAGCTTGTGCCGCATGGAAAGTCGAAGGTCTCATCCGCAGGGAAGCCAACGCTGGAACCACAGTGCTCGTCAACAGCGCCACAACCATCCTAGACAATACACCTGCTTGGGGCATGGCTCTATCAGCAGACACAACAAACGGTGGCCTTAAGGTTGAGGTCACAGGTGAAGCGGCAACAAACATTCGTTGGGTCGCTACGATCAATACATCTGAAGTAACTTACGCCTAAAGGAGATACCAATGGCTATTCAAAATACAATCTTAGAAGGCGCCAGCCAGTACGGTATCGCTTTCAACAACGCTTACTACCGCATTGCTACAGCAGCAATCAGTCGCCAACGTGGGGATGACCCCAAGTTCTCAGTTATGATTGACCTGTCAGCATATGCGACAGCAACACCCGGTGATGACACCCGTGAGGTAGACTTCAAACGCTACAACGCAAACCTGACAGACATCGAAGCTGCAACAGGTACTACGTTCTTGGACAAATGTTATGCTTGGGTCATGGCTCAAGATGACATGAACGGTTCGGAGGCTGTATAAATGTCAGTAACCATCGACTACACAAAGGGTTTCTTTGAGCCATCGCCCGTTGCTGAGAAGGTGGGAACGATCACAGGCACAACTCTTGACCTCACGTCTGGTAACGTGTTTAGCTACACCCCTACGGCTGACACTACGTTTGTCTTCAGCAACCCCCCTACGACGGGTACTGCCCTCGGATTTACGTTGGGGCTAACTGGCCTGTATATTTCTGACGGCTATGACCTAGCTAATGCAGAGCCCCCTGTTTATGGGAGGTTCAGTGTTGCTGCTCAAGAAGCAATTCCAACAGGCATCTTCTTCAAGCCAGATGGCGCAAAGATGTACGTTACTGGGCAATCAGGAGATGATGTCAATGAGTATGACCTGAGCACTGTTTGGGATATAACTTCAGCTAGTTACCTTCAGAACTTCAGTGTTAGTGCTCAAGAAGCATCTCCAACCGACGTGTTCTTCAAACCTGATGGCACAAAGATGTACGTTATTGGGTATAGTGGGGATGATGTTAATGAATATGACCTAAGCACCGCTTGGGATGTAACGTCGGCCAGTTACTTACAGAACTTCAGTGTTTCCGCTCAAGACACAAATCCAAACGGTATCTTCTTCAAACCTGACGGCACAAAGATGTACATTCTTGGGTCTACTGGAGATGATGTAAACGAATACGACCTAAGCACTGCTTGGGATGTAACGTCGGCCAGTTACTTGCAGAACTTCAGTGTTTCCGCCCAAGAAACAGCTCCACAAGGCATCTTCTTTAAACCTGATGGGACTAAGATGTATATTATTGGGTACAGTGGAAATGATGTCAATGAGTATGACCTGAGTACCGCTTGGAATGTTTCTACGGCCAGTTACTTACAGAACTTCAGTGTTAGTGCTCAAGAAACAACTCCCTCCGGCATCTTCTTCAAACCTGATGGCACAAAGATGTATATTATTGGGTACAGTGGAGATGCAGTCTATTCATACACCCTAAGCACAGCTTGGGACCTAAGCACTGCCAGCTTTGACTATCCCACTGAAGGGTACTTCAGTGTTTCCGCTCAAGAATCAGCTCCAACAGGCATCTTCTTCAAACCCGACGGGACAAAAATGTACGTTCTTGGGGCTGATGGAGATGATGTTAATGAGTATGACCTAAGCACAGCTTGGGAGGTATCTTCAGCTAGTTACTTGCAGAACTTCAGTGTTAGTGCTCAAGAAACAATTCCCTCCGGCATCTTCTTCAAATCCGATGGCACAAAAATGTATGTTATTGGGCTTAGTGGAGATGATGTCAATGAGTATGACCTAAGCACAGCTTGGGATATAAGCACTGCGTCTTACTTGCAGAACTTCAGTGTTAGTGCTCAAGAAACAACTCCACAAGGCATCTTCTTTAAACCAGACGGCACAAAGATGTATGTTATTGGGACTATTGGGGACGCAGTATATGAGTATGACCTAAGCACAGCTTGGGATATAAGCACTGCGTCTTACTTGCAGAACTTCAGTGCTGCTGCTCAAGAAACAAATCCACAAGGCATCTTCTTTAAACCAGACGGCACAAAGATGTATGTTATTGGGATTACTGGGGACGATGTTAATGAGTATGATTTAAGCACAGCTTGGGATATAAGCACTGCGTCTTACTTGCAGAACTTCAGTGCTGCTGCTCAAGAAACAAATCCACAAGGCATCTTCTTTAAACCAGACGGCACAAAGATGTATATTATTGGGTACAGTGGAGATGCAGTATGGCAATACTCCACAGGCTTTGCCGGAGATGCGACCTTCACATACCCTGCGTCTGTCGAGTGGGCAGCAGGTACACCACCTACCGCCCCTGCTGCCGGTGAGACAGACCTACTGACGTTCTTCACGCAAGATGGTGGCACAACTTACTACGGACGCTTGATAGGCGACAACTTCAGCTAAATAGGAGCATTAAATGCACGTTAAGATCACAAACGACCAGCCCGTAGAATTTCCCTACACAATCGGGCAATTTCGTCGTGACCACCCTAAGACTAGCTTTCCTCGCATCATTCCTGACACGATGCTGAAGCGCCATCTGGTGCATCCAGTGATTGAACTGTCTAAGCCAGCCTATGAGCCGTTGGTACAAAATTTAGTAATGGGTGATATGCCTCACAAAGAGGTGATCCGTCTGAAGACAGAAGAAGATGCCACAAACCATATCACAGGCGAGGTAGACCAGTCTCAGGTAGATCAGCCTATTCACGGTAATCGCTGGTTCATTGGCTACACGGTCGTCAACAAGCCACAGGATCAAGCAGAGGCAGCGGTTCGCAACCATCGTGACCAACTCCTGCAAGCAACAGACTGGCAAGCCCTAAGCGACAACACAATGGGCGAGGCAGTGACAACCTACCGCCAAGCCTTGCGTGACATAACAGATCAAGACGGGTTCCCTTATTCTGTCGTGTGGCCCACCAAACCGTAGGAGTAGTACATGCTAGGTTTTAGCCCTCTCGCCTCTGCCGCACTTGCGGATGATGGGGCTATTGCTGAAGTAATTTACCTTCTTAACGGCGATGACATTACTACGGACGAAGTTACCGCAATGGTATCTACTTGGTTTGATAGTTGGTAGTATGGAAAAGGATAGCTGGCACTTGAATAAATCAATACCCATAACTTTTGTGCTGGCTATTTTAGCTCAGACTATGGCGCTGGTGTGGTTTGTTGCATCACTTAATAATGG